AATTATATATAAGACACAAAAAAGGAGGCAATTGCCTCCTTTTATTAACATAGGTGTTAATTTATAAACCTAATTGACCTAAGTCTGTTCCGTCTTGAGTAGATCTATCTGGAATCATAATCATATCAATTTCTTCTAATACTTCAAATGTATTATCTACATCGTCGTTCGCAGGAGAAACTGGGAATTTAATAAATTCAACAGGAACGTTTGCCCAATCTACTGGCATATTTCTTAATTGTTCTCTATATGTTACCCATAATGCCTTTAAATCTGCTGGCATATCAGATACAACTTTACTGTCACTTTCCTCTAGTCTAGTGTTACGCAAGTCTCTGATAAAGTCCCAAGACCTTGCACCAGTTGCGATTCTATCTTCTTCGCCTTTAAAAACAAGGTCGGCAGTATAATCTGCTAAAATATCATTCTCAGAGAATACGTCTCTAATGTCAGTAGGGTCTGGTATTAAAGCATTAGGTTGATCTGCAGGACCAACTGAAACTTCGTAAAATTTAGTAGGTTCGATTCCACCAAACAGCAATGCTATTTTGATAGTATTTTCCATAGTATCTGCTTCTAAAACATTCTCGTCTAAATGTAAAGGTCTAGGTTGTTCTGTCATATCTGCAGGATCGAATGTTCTTTCTATAATTCCTGTTTCTTTTTCTGTCCATAATATTAAAGATTCTAAACCATCATATGGTTGAGTAGAAGTTTTACCCTCAGAAAAGTCTGAACCAAATCGAACGTTAGGTAAATTGTATGTTAATAATTTTTTCATTATATTCTCCTATTAAGACCACGAAATTTTAACAAGTCCGGCAGCACCGAAACCACCAGTACAACCTGTTCCAGAACCAGATTGATGCGCTGCACCACCACCACCAGGAAACGCACTATGTCCAGAACAACAAGCCATATTACCAGTACACCAATGTTTACCGATTTGTGTACCAGATACTGCAAATGGTCCAGTTGGGCCACCAGAAGAACCAAAAGTAGTCGCACAACAGTTATATTGTCTAAAGTAAGAACCAGAAGTTCCTCTAAATTCAACATCACCACCGTATGTTGGAGAGTTACAATGATGCGTCACCCAACCTGCGTTATAGTTACCTCTATCACACTGAATGTGTCCGATATGACAGTTATAACAGTTTGATGCTATATCCCAGTTTGTAGATCCACCAGGACCACCAAGTGCACATAAGTTAGATAGTCCAGAACCCGTTACATATGAAGTACAACCCTGACGACATGCTCTATTACAAGAACAACAGCAATCACATTGAGATGTTCCTGCGGCACAAACTAGATATGCAGTAGAACCAGCAGTAAACGCAGATTCTGTTATAACTTTAGAAGTGTAGTTACCACCACCACCACCAATACCAGCATCATGGTCACCACCAGAACTTCCGCCTGGTCCACCACCACCTAAAACTTCAAATTTAACGGATTTAACTCCTTCGGGAACAGTCCAAGTGCAAGTTGCACCACCATTAGCACATGACCAGTGATTGTTGTTATAAACATACAACTCACCACCAGCAATGGAACCTCCACCAGCCGCAACTAATGCATCAACTCCAATTTGAGTTTCGTCTTGCAGGCAAGTTACTTGACCACTTTGTACTGCTTCAATTTCTGTTTGTTTTGAACAAACATCACGAAGAGTTTCGAAAGTAGTGTTAGCAAGGTATTCCAACGTGGCATCCACGTCCTTTGCCATTTGGTTCATTTTACCAAGTGTTAAAATATCCATTTTTTATATCCTTTTAATAATTTCTATATAATTAATTTACTCTACCCCAGACGGTAATTGAGATACAACGGCCGCGTCAGCGGCAGTACGTTCTGCAATCTTAATTACCTTAACGTGAGCATAATCAACATCGTCTAATTCGTCGTTGATTGCTTCTCCTGGTGCTTTAGGAAAAACTATTAAGTCTAACGGAACTCCGTCCCAATCGGCTGGCAAGTTTCTTAAAGCAGAACGATAGTCGATCCAACCTTGTTTAAGTGCTGTCGGCATATCTTCCGAAGTAGCTGCATCAGTAGCTTCTAATTGGTCGTTCCTTGTGGATCTAATAAACTCAATGTCCCAATTGTCTCTTCCTGGATTAAATTCCGCAGTCTGACCATAGTCGTCTCCGACAACACCAGTTTCATACGTCAACGCAGACCAACCTGTGTCTGGATTATAACCATGCACAACTGAGTTTTGATCATACACTTCACTAGGGTATGTAGTGTCAAGTACTGTGTTATTTCTTGCAGAAGAAGGACCAACTGCTACTTCATACACTTTAATGAAACCGAAAGCAGTTGCCCCGTCTTCGTCAGTTGGTCCGATTAAACCGCAACGAATGCAATTTTCGTCAGATTCTTCGCAATCCAAAACTAATTCGTAAAAATCAAGTGGAGTTGGTTGACCGCATAAGTCTGCCATGTCCTGCACTTCCTTAATCATGTTTGTCTCTTTATCCATGAATAACATTAAACTAGCAGGACCATTATATTCCTGTGTAGAAGTTTTACCCATAGAGTCGTCTGTACCGTATCTCTCATTAGGAATTTTATATGTAACCGTTTTTGTAATATTTGCCATTTCTATTCTCCTAATATATTATTGGTATGAAACTTTAACAAGTCCACCAGCACCGAATCCACCCCAACAACCAGAACCACCGGCGAAACCACCATGAGCACCACCACCACCAGGGAAGTATGAATGACCACGACAACAACCCATACCAGTAGTGGTACAATGGTTAGTATCTTGTCCTTGAGAACCTGAACCCGAGAATGGACCAGTTGGACCACCACGTGTTGTTGCTAAATGAGAACAACACGAATACCCTTTATTAATCATTCCAGGAGTACCAGTAAATCCGTAATCCGCACCAAAGAAACCTGGAGTACAAGATTGACATTGACCCCAACCACCGGAAACAGAACCACCAACAGTACACTGAGCACCAATAGAACAATCATAACATGAAGATAACTTATCCCATGCAGTCCAACCACCCTCACCACCTGTAGCACAGAAGTTAGATAGTCCAGAACCTGTTACATATGAAGTACAACCAGTATGGCATGGTTGACAATGTGAACAACAAGCACAAACAGATGTTCCTGCGGCACATAAAGTGAATGATGATAAATTACCTGCGTCTGAAGTAAAGTCTACCCCTGCTTCTAGAGTTCTGGCTGCATAGTTACCACCCCAACCACCGACACCGATGTCGTGATCACGACCACCAGATCCACCAGGACCACCACCACCAAGAACTTCGAATTTAACAGACTTAATTCCTTCAGGAACAGTCCAATTTAAACAACAACCACCATTGGTCACTGACCAATGATTGCTATTTAAAATCATAAATTCTTTATAAGGTTTAGAACCACCGCCTGCTGCAACAAGAGAATCAATTCCAGTTTGCACCTCATCTTGCAGACAAGTTACTTGTCCAGTCTGAGTAGCTAAAACTTCTGCCTGCACATCGCAAACGTCTTTTAACGTTTCGAAAGTAGTGTTGGCTAGATACTCCATTGTTTGGTCTAAATCCTTAGCCATTTGGTTCATTTTACCAAGTGTTAAAATATCCATAGTTGTATGTTCCTTCTAATATGTTTTAATTATTTATAATAAATTTTTATACGTCCCAAATGTCTTTAAGAGTAATAACACCTCTCATATCATTTGTCGCACCGTCGTATCTTGAAGACTCATAAACTAATGAGTCTGGAGAACCTTTAACCCATGACTGAGTAGTAAATTCCCAAGAATCGTTTAATGAGTGTCCTTCATAATTACCCCACTGTACTAATACACCGTTCTTAAAGTTTGTTCCGGCAGAGGAATTAGCACTGAATGGTGAACCGTCGGTATTACCTTTAGGTCCGTATAATGCATACGCAGTATTCGCATTATTAATAGATCCACCAGGATATGTTACTGGACCTGCAACAATAATAGTTGGAATCTTGTATGCACTTCCTGGATTATCAATAATAATATTAGAAACGTTACCAGCACCACCTAACGATACAGAACCAGTAGCACCATATCCAGTAGGCTCTGCGTGACTATCGATAACAATAACCCTTGTTTCACCGTTAATATAGTCTGCCCAATCTTCTACGATAGTAGCTCCACCAAGACCATTATTTAGTCCAACCGTTCCTACATATCCGATACCAACAGTATTGGTAGAATCTGTACCAACAGTACCACCACCGTCTGTTACGATAACACTAGGTGCGTCGTAACCAGAACCACGTGTGGTAAATTCAATTTCAGAAACAACATTATTGATGTCAGGATTAACTACAGCACCAGTTCCTGTATTTAATGGGTCGTTGATAATAAGTTCGATGTCTGCATAACCAGAACCAGCACGAACAGTTTTAACTTCTGAGATTTCTCCGACAGTAACTTCAACGTTCCATGTGTTACCAGCATCAGTACAAGCAGTAGGGGTGGTAATTGTAGCATCAGAACAGAATGCAGGAACTGCAAAAGATGTGATTTCTGCACTTAAAGAAGCATTAGAACCATAGTTACGTCCAATCTCATTACCCAAATCATCTAGAATTGGGAAACCTGTTGGATCAAATACTATAATTTCAGTTTCTTGCGAATAACCAGTACCTGTATTTTCAACAGAAATAATACCAATAGAACGGTCTAATTTTGCATTAGCATATCCACCCTCTCCTGGACCAGATACGTCAATAATTCTAACTGTATCGGCTGCAACATAATCCTTTCCTGGACGATCTATAGCAATATCAATAATATTACCAGAGGCATTTACAGTAGCAATACCACGCATACCACCACCAGTCGCAGTGGTCAAGTCTACAAATACGGTATTTTCACGTACCCATAAAATAGCAGTAGCTGAAGATGTTTCTGATGATGTATCAGAAATAGAATACTTATCTGTTAGTTCTGTATCTTGAGTAACTGTATATGAGAATGTAGCGTTTTGTGGAATATCTCCAGAATCAAATGCCC